TAGACGCAGCCCCGGGAGGGCTGGTGGACAAAAGATTTGTCGCGCCAGCCCCGGCGCGCGTCACCGTCACGCACGTAGCCACCGAGGTGCAAGCCGGCACCCCGGTCTGACGGTACGTCCCGGCAGCGAAGTTGAGGTCCAACGTCGCGGCCGCCATGATCTCGGCGGCGCTGCGTTCGGCGCTGCGAAGACGGTGGTGTCCCGGCCCCGCCATGTTCGGGCCCGCTTTCATCGCGGCCTGGGCGCCGAGCGCCACCATCGCCAGCAGCAGGCCGACGAGCAGCATCAAGACGCGCATCTCAGAGTCCAGTGCCCGGCGTGACGTACAGTGTCGAGGTGCCGGTGCTCGTGACGGCGGCTAGGTGCGACGTCTGGCAGCCGATGACCTCGACCGTGCCCGCCGCGACCGGCATCGAGGCCGCCACCGTCGCCACGACCGCCACCCCACCGCATTCGACGAAGACGATCGAGGCGCCGGCGTTAAAGATCCGAGCGTTCGGGGCGCCGGGCGACGCGGTCTGAATCTGCACCCGTCCGGACGTAGCGGTGACCGCCAGTGTGGCAGTGGCGGCTCCATCGGTTCGGAAGGCGGGTGCCTGCGCGGCGGCCGGCACCGCGAGCAGCAGTGCAGCCGCGGCTATCGCAAGACGAAACATTGTGATGATCCTTAGTAATCCGGCCACACCAGGGTCTGGTTGACCAACTGCGCGGTGTACTGACAGAACAGATCGCCGGGATAGCGCGTCTGCTGCTCCCGGTCGGTGTATCGTCCGGCAGCGGGCCTGCCCCGGCCCCAGAATAGATTCTCCGTTGGCAGCTGTAGCGTGCGTCGCGCGCCGGCCGTTTCGGTGGCCGGCTGCAGCTCGACTCTCGGCGGCATACAGATGCCGAAATATATCGCTATGGGATCTCCAGCGGTCTGCCACGCTCCGTCGAACAATTGCAGTGACACAATCGCGAGCCGTCCCTGGATGTTGTCGGCTGCAGCGAGCGCCCGCGCCAGCAGATCGGCCGGGCTGTCGGGCACACCTGACAAGCTGAATGTCACCTGATGCGACACCGGATTGCGGGCTTCCTCCAAGCCGTCGATGTTGCCGAGATCTCCTGCGCCCAGATAGGTTTTGCCGGCGAAGGTCCGGCTGCCGAATCCGTTCCACAAGTACACGGGACCAGCGTCCGGCGGACTGCCACCGAATTCAAAATCAACCAGCGTGCCGACGCGCACGGTGCTGCGCGCGAGCGCTGCCGCTTCGTCCGGACTAAAAAATGCCATCGGCTACTCGTAAGTTGGATCTTCGACAAACCGCACTGTCGCGGTGCCCATGCGGCCGGGCTCAAGCTTCAGGGTCATCTCGTCGTCCGTCGCCAACCGACAGCGGACGTAAAGATTGTCGAACCAGATCGAGGCGCCGGCAGCGACATGATCCCGCAGCGGCGGCCGGAACGAGAAACTGAAGTTGCCGCCGCCGAGATCGGTAGTGCCGAACGTGCGGTACAGCCGTTCCTGGGATGTCCCGAAATGGTGCCCCGCGACAATCAGCCCGCTGTCCCGGTGAACCGTCATGGTGGTGGAGCCGACCGGGGAAACGCCGGTCGCGAACCCGGGGTTGGCGCCCGGCGGCATAGTATAGCCGACAAGCGGAACTCTAATCGGCGTGGCGCCGCCGTCGAGGTAAGATTCATATGCGTCCCACACCCGGATCTGCTCCTCGTTCCACACCAGGATATTTTCGTAAGTGATCAGCCAGCTATGAATGGGCACGCTCACGCGCTGCGTGAACCCGGACGTACTGACAGTGCCAGCGGTAGTGCGCGGCGCCAGGTGGTAGGTCGCGGCGCGCGGCTTCAGGTAGTCGATCGGCCAGGGTTCCGCTACCGCCATTAGAGTTGCCTCGCCTGCGCTTCCGCGCTCATGCCACCGAAGTTACGCTGCACTGTGCGTTGGCTCTGCCGCACCGCGACCTCCACTATCTGCCCGCTGCGGGTGACGATGCGCTGGTCGGCTACGCCGGCGACCCAGCCCTCGCTCGGGTTGAGGTCGATGCGGATCACCTCGCCGCGGCCGCCGCCACGGTAGGAGCCCTCGGGTGTCACATCGACCATCTCGCCTGGGCTGGCCCTGAACGCTACGAGCTGGCTGTCCATCGCGCCATAACCTCCGACTCTAAAGCTGCCGCCCGTGGCGAATGACGCCCCGCCCGCGACGCCGAGTTCGCCGCCGCCGCCATAATCGGCCCCGATGCCAATGCCGGCACCCCCAGATGATCCGCCGAGGTTAAACAACCTGCCGGCGATCATGCCGAGAATGCCGCCGCCATCGCTGTCGCCACCGAGCAGCCGCTTGAATGCTGACGAAGCCAGCGTCTTGCCGAGATCCTTCAGCAGCGACCCGAACGCCTTGCGCAAGTTGAAGGTGCCCTCGACGATATTGTCGAACGCCTGGCTGAAGGCGTTCTCGAAAACCCCCGCGACTTCACGGATTTGATTCATGAATTTCTGCTGGTCCTGGAGCAGCTTGTTGACCTCGCTGAGCCGTTGAACCTCTTCCTCGCGCGCCTTCACCGCTTCGTCGGTAACATCGAGCCCGGCCTGTTCGGCTTGCTGCCGGACCCGCAACAGATTGACCTGCAACTCAATCTCGTGGGTCGACTTGCCGAACAGATCGGCCTGCCTCTGCAGCTGCTCGGTGGTCTCGCGATCGGCTTCGCCACCCTCGGCGAGGCTCCGGCGTCCGCGGGCCTGAGAAAGCTTCAAAAACTGCGCGGTTCTTTCGTCTATCTCTCGTTTCCCCGCTTCAGGAATTTCACTCTCGGGCGCGCCGCCGAAGCGCTGCCGGTACTCTGCGATTGCCTGGGTTTCGGCTATCCCCCGCCCGCCACGGCCCGCGCGGATCCGTCCCGCTATCCAGTTTTCAGCGCGCGTCTGCCGTTCCGTCTCATTCTTTAAATCAACCAGTTCCCTTTCCTTGGCGGCGCGGAAGTCCTCCAGCGCGGCGCCGGGGCGAGCCAACACATCGCCGCCGCCGGGGACGGTGCCGCCAGCAGCGAGCGCCGCCGCCAGTTTCTCGTTGTGCGGCGCCCAGGGTTGGAAGCCTCGCGTCCGATACAGTTCGGACCCAACCATGTGCTGGCTGTGACGCGAGAAATCCGTGATGCCTAAGCTGCGAGCGATCGGGTCCCAGGTGCTGCGGGTGATCTGATACAACCCCGCCGCGGTCGATCTCCCTTTCGGCCCCATCTTGCCAGGCCAGTTCGGGAAGCCGGTCGCGGTCAGCGGATAGCCGGACAAATCCGTCTCGCCCCAGCCGATCAGCTCACGGTTTTTGCTTTCGTGATGAGCGATCAGAGCGAGGGCTTGCTCGACCGGCATGCCAGCGCCGCCCGGTGCGAATGTACCGCCGCCGCCACCGCCACCACCACCACCAGCGGGTGTCGGAGTACCCCCGCCCGGGGTCCACCCCATCCACCTGCTGAACCATGCCGGCGGCTCAAGCCGGAAAATATATTCGAGGGTTTTCGCCAGTGAGTTCAGGATGTCGACCAGGGTCGTGATGACACGGCTATTGGCCATCGCGTCGAGCATCCCAGCCACGCTAATGCGCAGTTGCTCGAATGCTTTCCCCAGCGGCGACATCGCCTGCTGGCGCAACCCCTTGGAGTGCTGCTCGAGCAGCGTCACCCAGCGATTGAGGTACTGTACCTGCTGACCGTATTTCTCGGCTTCCCTCGCCGCCTCGATCTCGGCGGCACTGACGAGCCCGAGCTGCCGCACCATTTTGCCGAGCGATTCGACGCCGCCCTCGATCGCGCTGTTAAGGGCGCCGGGCGCGTTCTCACCGAGGGCGGGGATTAGATTCTCCCCGATCCGAACGATCCGTTCCGACTGGCCTGGAGCGATGCCGGCGCGCTGCGCCGCGACCATCTTATCCTTCGCCTCATCGGCACTCAGGCCGACATCTCGCAGTCGCTTTGCCGCCGCTTCCAGACCCGCGGCGCTCGCCTGGCCTTGGGTGCCCAAGCCCCTCATGACGACGTCGAACCCGCGCATCCGGCTCTGCGCGTCCATCGCGCGGTTGACCAGGAGCGCGATACCGGCGACGACCGTACCAATCCCGAGAGCGGCGGCCCGCATCGGGGTGAAGAAGTTCCGGATCGCCTGCCCGGCACCCGTCATAACGGCTTTGAATCCGCCGCCTTGGGTGAACAGCTGGACGATCTGTCCGGCCTGCTGCGCGAAGATGCGCATCGGATCCTGGCCGGACGCCAGGCCCGTCGCGACGTCGTTGATCTGGAAGCCGAGGTTAGTCAGCGCAAACTGCAATTTGCGGCTGTTGACCTCGATCTTCTGCAGCGATGCGACGGCCGTGTTCGACGCCTGGTTGAACTGCGTCGTGTTCATCCCGAGGACGGCGAAGAGCGAACCAATTTGCGGCATCTATTCGACCACTTGCTGCTGCTGCTGAACGGTGCCGCCGAGGAGAGCGGTGTACATGCGGCCTATGTCGCGCTGCTGCTCCCAGCTCTGCCGTCCCGCGGGACGGCGCGCTCGGGTTCGCTCGGTGAGAGACTCGAGCGATGGCATCCGGCCGCTCATCTTGCTCATTAGGGCGGTATGCCACGCATGCCAGGCGCGGGCCTTGTGGTCGCGGTCCATCCGCATCGTGTAGGCCTTAATGTGCGTCGAGATCTGGCGGGGTGTTTTCGTCCAGAACTGGTCTTCAGCTAGGCCGGCTGCGAGCCACTCGAGGAGGAGCGTTTGCCAGTCCCAGCGCCCGCCGTCGGAGGGTTGGGCTCTTCGCCCTCCTGCTGTGGCGTGAATGTGCGCTCCAGCGTTTTGCTGATGAGATCCATGGCCCGCTGATACCCGATCTCGTCGATCAGATTGCCTGCCTCCTCGAGCGTCATACTGGCAGTGGTGCCGTTGCCGTTGACCACTCCGACCCTGATGCAGGCCCGCATAACGGAGATCCTGCCGCCGTCCAGCAGCACCGCCATCTCACCGACCCCGATATTAAGGTCTTCCTCGAGGGCGCAGAGCGCGTTGGTGTCGAGACGCAGCGTTTGAAGCTTGCCGCCCGCCTCGAACGTCACCTCGCCTTTATGCACGTTTGACACCGCCAGCTCCTAGAAGAGGGACAGGAAGGTCGGCTTCCCGGTGAGCTTGAATCTGGCCGTGGCCGACATCTTGCCGTCGAGCGGGTCCTCTGGCGAGAAACCAACGCACCAGGCGTCGAACTCCCAGACTTCGTTGTTCGGATAGGTGATGCGATAGGTGCTGACGACCTCTGCCATGAAGGCAGAAAACACCTGATCCTGGCCCGTCCCGCCCGGAATGAAATTCATCGTGACCGTGCATTCTCCGGGGTCGCGCAGTCCCGCTATGAACTCCCGGAATTTCTCCGGGCTCTGCATGTGAGTCGCGTCCACGACGTCGCGGGCGAAGTTCGCGGGGGTGATGTTGACCACCTCGGCGAAGTCGGTGAACACCGCGGGGCTGCCGTTGTCCGAACGGGAGAATTTACTGCCATGACCGATAGCAGCCTGGGTTGCCATTGGTTACCTCCTCACTCCGAGTGCCAGATCAAATAATCGGTTTGTATGCGGTGCAGCAGTTCGTCGGGCGCCGAACTTTCCTCCGAGTAGTCGACCTCGACCTCGATGAAGCAGCCCTGGAAGTCGACGCCGTCGATCACCTGGCGCAGACCGCTCAGCGCGCCGCGCACCGCTGTCGAGATCCGGTCGGCCTCTTTGTTCGTCGTGGCCCAGCAATCGACCTGGACCCGCGAGGTGACCAGCCCCGAGGGGGCCGCCATCGTGTAGTCGCGCACCCCGTCGACCCGGTGCAGCGCGATCGAGGGCAGCTGATCCTGCCGCGGCCGGCTGGCCCACGAGATGCGACGCTCGACCAGTGCCGCGATATCGGGGTCAGCCAAGAGGTGCGACCGGAGTGCCTGTTTCATTAACCATTCTTCGGGGTTGCGCTTGGGCCGGCGGCCGCTCATGTTCGACCACCGACGCGGCTAGGCTAGCTACCGAACATCCCCAACCTGCGGGGACCGCCGCGTCACTCGATCAGCAGCAGGCACGCCCAGCAGGAGGGCCAATTATGAAATCACTTCCCTTGCTTGCCGTCGCCGCAATGCTGCTCGCCGGCGGCGCCGCCGTTGCCGCAGAGCGTCCCAGTTTCGACGAGCTGTTGCTGAGCCTGACGAGTGGCTCCCTCGGCGGCCTGATCAGGCCACAACTATACCCGTGCTGGAACGTGCCGGCCGGCGCGCGCGATGCCAAGGAGCTGAGCGTACGGGTTCGCGCCGTGCTGAACCGTGACGGCACGGCGCAAAGCGCCACCATCGTCGAGCCGGGCCGGGTAAGCGATCCGCTCATACGCGCCGCCGCCGAAAGCGCCCGCCGCACCTTCTTCGATCCGCGATGCGCCCCCTTAAAGCTGCCGGCCGACAAATACGAAATCTGGAAGGTTATCGACGTCGCCTTCGACCCCAGGGAGCTGCTTTAAGGCGTCCGCTTCGCCTGGTTCGCGGCCCGCCGCGCCACCGATTTCTGAATCTCGGCCCACAGATCCTTCGCGATGCCGTTCATCGCCTCCTTGCCGCCGAAATCCCAGGCCGGGCGCATATAGGGCTGCGGCGGGTGATGGCTGGTGCCGAACTCCTGCAGGCTCGACTGCGGGTTGCGGCCGGGGCCGATGTAGACCTCGACCGGCGAGGGCCCGACCGCCTTGGCGGCGGCCCGGGCCTGCTCCTGCGAGCCGCCCGCTGCGATCGTCTGCGCGAACGCTTGGGTCGCCGGGCTTTTGTGGCCGTGCGGCCGCTGCGTCGTGGCCTGGATCGATTTCTTCAGATCGCCGAACTGCACGGGCGCCATCGCCTTGGCGTAAGCCACGATCGGCTGGGCCCGCTTCAGCAATACCCTGACCTGGACGTTGCGCGCGGTGGCTTTGGGCAGCTCTTTCAGCGCGGCCTCGCACTCTTTGAGGCCATGGAACTGGAACGTTACGGGGCTAGTCGGAGCCGGCATCAGTCATTCCTCGCCGCCGCGGTGATCTCGAGTCCTTCCTTGCGACCGATTTCCTTGACCGCCACGATGCCGTACAGCAGCCCGTTATGGGTCAAGCGGTCCTTCGGGTTGATGTCGGCGATCTTCGACAGGTAGCGGATGCGCCAGCGGGTCGTGATCGTCGAGTTGACTTGCTGCGCGCTGAACCGCTCGCTGTCGCGCACATCGGTCTTTCCGGCCCACACCGTCGCGAGTTCGTTCCACGCCCCGACCTCTTCGCCGAAATCGTTGATGGAGCTGCTATAGCGCTCGATCGTGATCCGGCGGTCGAGCTCGCCCGCCTGCATCACAAGATGACCGGGCGATAGGGCGACAGAAGCCGGTCGGCGGCCGGCGGCACGGCGGCGGTCATGCGGTCGTCGTACCAGGCGCTGACCATCAGCAAGATCGCCTGCCGGACCGCGGCGGGTACGTCCGTCGGCAGGTCGCCGTAGCCGACGACGTAGAGGATCTGCACCGCATCGTCGCGCGCCGTGGCGGCGGGCCAGCTGCCGCCTGCCGCCACGGTCACATAAGACCCGGTCGCATCGGTGTGCAGCGCGTAGGAAGCGGGATCCATGATCACCACGCCCGCCGAGTCGTAATAGGCGATCTCGGTGACCTCCTGTACCGGGATCAGCGGCAGCCGGATCTGGCTGGCCGGCAGCACCGGGAACGCCGCTGCGGGCAGCCGCCAGGTCTGGGTGATCAGGCCGCGGTGCAGGATGCCGCTATAGCCGTCGCAATAGGTCGTCGCCGCCGCGATAAGCGCCTCGAGGACGGGGTCTTCCTCGGTGCTGTCGACGCGCAGAAACCTGCGCGCTTCCTCGAGCGTCACGGGCAGCGTGGCGGGCGGCTCGACCAGCATCGGCTTCTGCGCCGTCATTTCGCCTCTGCATGGTAAAGCTCGAACAGCACCCGTAGATCGAGCGGCGCGCCGTGGCGCCCGTCGCTCAATACAGGAATCACCTGATACCCGTCGCGCCGCCAGTCGACGATTACCGGCGCGTCGCGCCCGGGCGGCCCGGGTAGCCCGCGCTCGCCGCGCTCGCCGCGATCGCCGGGGCGGCCACGCTCGCCACGCTTGCCCTCCTGCGCCGAGATCGCCCAGCCCTCGCCAGGCAGCGGCCCTGGGCCGTCCTTTCGGGCCCGCCACTCGGCGTTGCGGTAGGTGACGAGGTCGAACTGGCGGTATTCGCCGTCCGGATCGTAGAGCCCGCACACCCGCCCGACCGGCGCATCCGCGCCGCGGGCCGCGACCAGCTGCCAGTCCTCGTGCGGCGGTTCTTCGGCGGTGTCGCGCACCGCGCACCAGGTCGAACCGGCGCAAACGACAAGCGAGCTCTCGTAATGAATGCCGCGCGACCATATCCGCGGCGCGACGAACTTGCCGGCCGGACCCTCGAGGCCCCGCTCGCCTGCCGGCCCCGGCAGGCCGGGATCCCCGAGCTCGCCCTGCGGACCGGGCGGCCCCGGCGGCCCTGGCTCGCCCTGCGGACCATGCGGCCCTGGCGGCCCGCGCTCCCCCTCCGGCCCCTGGGCGCCCTCTCCGACCGGCCCAGGCTCGCCCTGCGGCCCTTGTGGGCCGGGCTCGCCACCAGGGCCCGCCTCGCCTCGTGGCCCCGCCCCGCCAGGCTCCCCTTGCGGGCCGGGCTCGCCGTCTTTCAATTCCGCCAGCCGCTCGACGACGAGGCGATCGACTCGCTGCGCCATCTCGGCATAGGCGGCGCGCAGCTCGGCCACGACCGTGTCGCGGCGAGCGAGCTCCACCTCGTGCTGGCGGCGCCACTCGAGCCGCTCGCGCGCGATGACCTCGCCCAGCGCCGCCTTCAGCGCGTCAGGCAGCGCGGCGATCATAGTCATCGGCGGCGGCGATGAGATCGGCTGCCCATGCGCGACTGCCGCCATCGGGCGGGGTTCCTTCTTCTGCGGCGGGGGTGTCGGCGATGGGCCCGGCGGGTGGTGGCGCATCCGGCGCGGGGGTCGCCGGCGGTGTCTGGGCCCAGGCCGACAGCGGGACGACCTGCTGCTGCACGCGCGGCTCGTCGCCGTAGGGTTTGGCCGCGAGCTCTTCCTCGGCGCGGGCTTCGTTCGGCGCGTAGATGCCGCCCTGGACGCCGCGCGCCAACCCCTCGATGCGGTCCTTAAACAGGCTGCGCAGCAACGCGGCGGTGTTGAACTCGAGGTAGTCGTCGGGCAAGCCGGAGAGCTGGAAGGTCTGGCCGAAGGCTTCCTCGATGTGGCTCAAACAGAAGCCCAATCCGGTCGCGATCCAGAACTGCATCAGGGCTTCGGTCGAGCTCTGCGGGCCTTGGCCACCGAGCGATAAGAGCGCCAGCGGCACCCGGTAGCGGGTGGCGATCCGGTTGTCGTTGAGCCCCGCCAACTCGGCCAGCTGCGAGTCGCGCGAGGAGTGTAGCCCCGGCTTCCATTTCATCCCGTTGGCCAGGATCGGAGTGCCTCCGATCCTCGCGACCTGCGCGTCCCAGATGGCACGGCCCGCGGCAACCTGTTCTTCGCTTAGTGGCAGTTCCGATTCAATGACGCCGATCGGCCGACCCTGGTTGCCCGCGACCTGCAGCTGATGCCGCAGCCAGGCATCGCTGACCGCCATCTCCAAGAGCAGCGCCGTGAGCGGCGACTCGCCGATCAGCGGGTGGCGCTTGCATTCGAGCCGAACGTGCAGGACATCGCGCGACGGCACCATGCCCAACAGCGACCCAATGCCAACCGCGCCGAAGCGCCGCTCGACGATCTCGTTACCGCCGAGCGAATAGAACACATCGCCCGTCACCGCGACCCGCGGCCTGCTGGTTTCCGGCCGGAACAGGTGCAGTTCGGAAATCTCGAACCTGCTGTTCCTCAGTGCCAGCGCGTAGGCGTTGCCGTCCTCGTAAAGGTTCGTCGTCAAATTCAACATGAAATCGCTGATCGACTGATAGCCGTTCGGCTTTCGGAGGATCCGCGACAGCGCCGATGTGCTTACCCGCTCGCGCCCGCCATTGCCGGTCGAGTGCCAGTGCGTGCGCGGGCACATCGCGGCCGTTTGGGCATAGGCCGCGATGCAGGCCGTGACCACCGAAGAGGGGGTTGGCTGCAGCGGATCCAGGCCGGCCTGCCAGAAATTGATCGGCCAGGACGCCGGGATAAAGCCACCGCCCAGCGGCAACACATACCCGCCGCCGCCGGCGGTGCGGGCAAAGGCGGCGCGCACGCTGCGGCCAAACGCGACCGGCAGCTGCGCGCCGCGGCGGATGACCGCCGGGAGTTGCATGCCTAGGCCGACCCGCTGCCGCTGCTGCTGGCGCCCGGGTTCGGGGTAGTCGACGCGGGCGTGCTGGCGCGGGTGCGATAGCCGCCGCCCGTGGTGGTGTCGGGCCCCAGCGCGCGACGTTGCGCGCCCGCGACCGAGTCGCCGTTGGCCGGCGGCGGCGGCTCCTCCTCGGTAGGCGGCGCGTTCGGATCGGGGCCCGAGCCGTCGTCCTGCAACGAATCCAGCTCGAGCGCGCCGACCTTGGCGAGATCGTTTTCCTCCTGGGTCGGAGTCGGCGTCGAGGCCGACATGCGCTCTTCGGCTTCCTGGTTGCTCGTGGTGGTCACGGCCCTGCGCCGCTCGACCACCCGCCGTCGCCCTTGGAGTTCTTCCGAGGGCTCGACCTGCTCGCCCTCTCGCCGGCGGCGGGTCTGGTTGGTGCTGTCCGACATGTCAGAGTTCCTTCCCTATTACCAGGTGATCGGCTGGGTCCAGGCGACCACACCCGCCCTGCGCATCGCCCAGTTCATTGGCAGGATCATACGGATGCCGAGCGAATCGGTTTGCCAGAGC